GGGTATGCGCGCGCTCTAAAAAAACGCTTAAATGGGCTGAGGATTTGCGCAGGTTACACGCGCGGCAACAACATAATAAGTTGGACATATTATCGTCACCGCCTTTTTTTCGGCTAACTATATGATCCACCTCGTTGCCTTCCTCACCGCAGTACTGGCATATCCCATTATCCCGGGCGATCACCTTGGCCCTAACCTTGCGCCATAAGCTGTAATTCTTTGCACTGAGTTTATTACTTAATGCCATCCCTTAACCTTCCAGTGATACAACGCATCAACCATTGATCCATAACGGTTAATAGCATAACGATAGCACCAATCAATCTGCTGTTTATAGTTAGCAGTCTTTAAGTATTTAGACTTCCCCTGACATATACCAAAGTGAGTGCCATTCACTGCTTTTACACGCCAATTGCTTTCAGCTGTATACAGTACATCCATTGCATAGAGTTCAATGATGCTGTCAGTCTTAGTAGCTGCATAGAGTTTGTATTTAGTTACATTTTCTGCAAGTGCATGAGCCCCAATAGGGAGAATACATAGAACTCCCGAAAGCATCATCGCTGCCGCTTGAGCTATCACCCTACGGGGCTCCGCGTTGCGAGTGAAGCGTAGCGAGCGTGTCAAGGATGTGGATAACTTAAGCGTACCTTTGGGCGTGTCAAGTAAGTTATCCACAGGTTGTGCGTAACTATTGTCCAAGCAATAGTTGCAATGCGTAATAAGCCTGCTGTGGCACGACACCATTGCCAAGAATCTTAAGTTGTTGAGTGCGAGATAAACCAACATCTGTCACCCATCCTTTAGGTAAGCCCATCATGTATTCGACAAACACAGGGTTTAATTTACCTTGATCCAATGCAGGCGGTACTGCTTGGTTATAGATTTCCTTGCCCAACTTGTCAAACTTAAATTGTGATTGCCTTTTATTCCGGACCTTTCCGCTAGTGTTTCCGACCAATGCGCATCCGAAGCTGTTGGTGTGGGAATGTTCAACAACACCGTTTCTATATTCCAAAACCTTTGAGGGGATTTTGGAGCATTGCCCATTCCTGCGACTTTCGGGGTAGGCAACGATAAAGAGTCGCTCTCGTCTATGCGGCGCACCGACATCGGAAGCTCGTACAAGAGTCCATCGTGCGTTATACCCGATGTGGGTAAGGTCGCTGAGCACATCTCCAAACCCAAGTCCAAAGTGGCCTCGTACATTTTCCAAGACAACAAATCTTGGTCGTAAAATGCTAATGGCCGTTTTAATGTAAGGCCATAAATGTCTTTCATCATCTGCCCCTTTTCGATTGCCCGCATGACTGAATGGTTGGCATGGATAGCCTGCTGTAATGATGTCAATTGGCTCAACACTTGCCCAATCAATTACCTTTAAGTTGCCTAGATTTGGTTTGTTTATTCGAGCATCAATTAGTTGGCTTGCGTATTTGTCAATCTCTGACACCCAAACAGTTTGAGCATCAAAGTATCGTTCAACAGCCATGTCCAATCCACCGTACCCAGTGCAAAGTGAACCAAGTTTCAAGCCTCAACCTGCGGTTTCATCATAATCCCAATGACACCGCAAGATGTACATTCCACGCACACTAGATTGGGCGGCATGTTGTTAGCAACTATTCGCTCAATGTGCGGGCATGTAGCTTTACACAATCGGCATGTGTATTTGTAATAAGTTGGCTCAGTCATAAATTATCATTTCTAATAATTATTTCTGTGCAAATGCCAGTTTCACCATTTGCATACCATTTCATGTATTCAAAAGTTAATTGATTGTGATTGTATTCAAGGCTGATGACCGTTTCCGGGTCAATGCCATACCTTTTTGCATGCACTTTCAATACATAATCATCAGATTTATATACGATGCGGCTCATTTTATGTATGCCTGCAATCTGCACTTAAAGCAAAACCACATAATGACTTGCCCGGTGTGGTCTTTGATGTCTTGCCCGTTCTTACTTGGCGCGTATTGGTCGCATCTATCGCACATTGTTGTAACCCCTGCCGATACTGTGCCATCGCGTTCAAATGTAATCTCATTGCCTTTGTTATCACTTATTGACATCTCACCCATGTTTAGCCACCTTCTTGCGCCATTGGCCATTCGGCCCTAATTCCCACCAGTCAGCAGGGCATTGCTCAGCTTTGTCAGGGCTGATGCAAACAAACCCATAATAATCTTTGCCAGTTTTTTCTGATGTACCTTTACGCAGCTGCATCGCACCATGTTTGCACTGCGGCTCTGAATCAACAGGATTGACCTCACGCATTGCAGCCATGCGGCCTATCTGGTAAGGCGTATAACCCTCATCAGTTAGCGTTTCGCGGTTTTGTACGCGCTCGACTTTTGCCATCTCCTCGCGCGATGGGCCATTTTTATCTGTGCCTATCCCAGCGTTTTTGCAGGCAATTCCAATTGATGAGGTTTCACAATTTTCTAGTGGAAAATCACGATTTACACCCCGATCCGCTGCAACTTCTCTGGCATGGCCAGTGCTAAATGGCACTGCATCGGTAACATTTCGATATAACTCGCAGCGCATAACAAACACATTTGCATCACTCGGTAAAGCCATCGTGCGCACCGCACCATCTGGGTATTTCTCCCAGAATAGTTTTATGCGTTCAGCAACGGTGGTGTAATCAGCTAGATTAAAGCTCATAACAACATCCCCTGACCTACCACGCGCCACACAATGCAATCATGGCCCCGGTCATTTTTACGCACTGACCCACTATCTATTACTAAGCCGTCATTTTCTAAACTTTTGCGTGTTGGCCTCAAAGTGTCACCGCTAAGATGTAAAGCGAATTGCATTTCTTGATCCGTTGCACCGCGCATACCTTTGCCCAATAAATGCTCATAAACCGCCAATCGAATTGAACCCGTTTTAGGGTACACCGACTCAGCGACATTGCGAGATGTAGGTTTAGCGTTTTTTGCGATAATTACAACATTGCGGTCAATTTCATTTATCATGTTTGACCTCGATGTTGCGCTTGCCTAAGTCATGGCCAGCCCTGAATCCATCATCTAACCCGCGTTCATTGCCTAGCGTATAAGCCACATAAACTGGCAAGGTCATTAAAGCAAACAGAATTAACACCCAGATTGGTTGCGGTATTTGTGCAAGTAATTGATACATTATTTTGCCTCGCGTTCAGCTGCAAATGCTTCAACCACTGCTAACTCAAAACGGTAATGGCCGCCAAATGTTGTTTTATGTGGCAGTTTGCCTTCGCGTACTAGCTTGCGCACTGTTGATCCTGCGACCCCTAACACCCATGCTGCATCCTCGGTAGTTAGTAGGCCTTTAAAACTACGCATTTTCGCAATCCGTAATAAGTGCTTTCATTTGCTCTGGTGTGCAAATTGTGGACATTCTGGCAGCTAAATACGCAATGCCATTATTGCCCCACTTGCTTTCAACTTTATCGCCTAAGACAATTGCCAATTCAATCTCACGCTTTGTTGGCGCAGTGCCATAATGACCGCGTATTGCATCAAGATAACTAGGCAAACTTGCCAAAGTATTGACTAGCACCGCTTCAATTAAATCAATATCGCCTGATTGATATGCGGCTGTTAAGTTTTCGCCTGATAATTTAACGCCTTGCTCTATTCTGTAGAGTTCATTCTTTGTAGCTGACATTTAAGGCCCTTTCGCTGATATACGCCATTTGGCGCATTACGCGATAATAGCGCATTGTCCCTTTTGTCTGTCAATCCCTGTCCGGTGTGTCGCGAGATAACAATAATTCATAAATTGAGTCCACTCTGGCCTCTACCCTAGCCAATCTGCCTTCAAGGTTGTGGCCGCCGTTGCGGTCAGGTTTTAACTCACTTAGGTAGTGTTTGACCAACCAGCCCACACACCCCACAAACGAGCCCGCAATGGCCGTTACAGCCACAATCAAGCCCGCCCATGAGGTTATGGTCATTTTACTTCTTTACCTTTCCAGCAATTGCGGGTACATCTAAGGCCTTTAACACTGGCCCAATAAACCCGGCAATGGCGGCATTGGCCAAAATCTTTGGATCGGTTACGCCAGACATGTAAAGAGCCAAAAGTGATGCCAACGAAGCTCGCAGCCAAGACATTACAGGCTTTTTTAATGCCTCAATTGATTTGTGCATTGGTTTTCTCCTTCTTAGTTGATAGGCCCAATTTTTCAATCAATGCAGCTGTCTTAGCTTCATCGAGTGAAATCTCGAAATGCATCTCATCTTTTCTGCCTTTGTAATCTCCACCCCATCGCATGCCATACTTTTTGCATAACGCTTGGATCAACGCAACCTGCACTGTTGAAAATGTGCCAGCTGATCCCAGTGGGTGTTTTGTAGCATTCAAGTCAGTCGCAGTACCGCTTGAATGATTGCTGAGCACTGTTTGACTTCCCCTTATTTCGCGGTAACAGTAACCCCAATCATCATTGCCATCATCTATTGCTTCAATGTGCTCATGGAATTGCGAAGCAAAGGCAACCAGTAACGGCGCAACCTTTTCCGCGCATCGTAATTTAACGCCGGAATCTGCTATGGCGTATTGCTTCACGCCAATCTCATGCGGGTCTTTAGATGCAGGCCACCCGTTTTGGCTAGTTACCAACGATGGCTGCCACTTCATCATCTGTTAATCCCAACGCCGCGAGTTTTGCCTGCGCTGAGGCTTTGGCGGCGGCTTTGTCGGCTTCAAGTTTTTTGCTTTTTACATAAGATTTATTCTCAATTTCAATTGCAGATAATTCCTCTGCGCTCGCTTCTCTTTCGATAGTTTCGCCAGAGTCGGCAAAGGTTTCTGTAATTTTTGTCATCGTTTCTCCTTGTTAAGTTAGTGAATATCCATAAACGCGAATCTTGCCTGTTATTGTGCCAGTTGATGGAATTACAGAGAATCCATCGTATGAGGTTGCTGTGGTGTGGTCGTAGAATCTAAAATCGCCAAATCGACTAGCATTGACATTTGCAAATCTACACCTAGAAAAACCAGAAGTGGCTTGGGCAATAAATGGAGAATATAAGTATGCTTCTAAAGAAAATAAAGTTGGATAAGCAGTTGCTATTTCTCCAATGTCGTTAGAAGTAGCGCCCAAACTTTCGCTGGCAGTAGAACTACTTCCACTAATATAAAGGCGGTTGTTATTATAGTTGGTAGAAGCATCTGTGCCGCTTGCTCTCAATTTCATAGAAATTCCAGCGTTACCACTTGCAGCAGTCAAATCTATTAGAAAAACATAATTCAAATAAGTGGCTGAAAAACAATTATTTATGTTTACAGCAGATGAAGTAGTGAAATCAGAACTGCCCACTAAAGTTAATCCACTTGACGATATTGCTGGAGTAGCCCATTTTACTTTGTATGGGCTAACCGTAGTGTCAGCTGTGAGCACTTGTGCAGTTGTGCCAATTGGCAAATTGTCAAAAGTGCCTGAACCAGTGCCAACAATAATATCGCCTGCCGCCGTAATTTCAGTCGCCATTGAATTTGTTACCGTTACAGTTCCCGAAGTGCCACCACCTGAAATACCAGTTCCAGCGGTAACGCCTGTTATATCGCCAACAGGTGCGCCAACCCATGCACTGCCTGAATAATACTCAAGTGCATCGGTGTCTTTAAGATACGAGTATTGGCCTTCCTGCGGTGATGTAATGGCAGATGCCCGCGCAGCTGATGATGCAAACACCAGTACGCCTTGCATCAGATAGCCATTTGTGTCGGCTGCTGTTAGTACTTCACCTGTGGTAAAGGTTTTGAACCCCAAACCTGCTGCCATTTTCTACTCCTTAATAACTAAGTACGGATGTATCAAGTATCCCGTACAGGGTTGAGTTTAGTATAAATGAGTCAATTATTGGCTCAAGTGTCGTAAAAGTCTGCCGCCAAGAATTTGGGCTAATCTGGTAATTAACGCCAAAAACTTGCAGGGTCTTAGTAAGGATTGACCCGCCGGGTTGGGTAGTGCTGATTGTTACGGGATCAAAGAAATCTAACTCCAAAGCTGCTAACACCATTGCAGCATCGGGGTAGTACAGGTCAAGCAATAACGCATCGCATCTAATAGAAGTTTCTGCGCGCGAGCCGATATAAGCCTGCGCATACTGCAAGGCATCGGCATCACTTGAAAACATCGTTGCGGTCTGATTGTAGGAGTGCGCAAAATACTTGGTGACACTAGCTGCATTTACTACTACCTGCGCTGTGCCACCTGTCGGGGTCACACTGGCTTGGTTATACACCAGCACATCATTAAGCACCCAATCCGCATTGAAATAGTGCAAATTTGAGCCATTGTCATTAAATACCTTTGGCGTACCTGATACCGATGTTGATGTTGTGGTGCGGTTTTTAAATACAAATGATCCGCTGGCATCTACATAAAACGCGCCAAATTCTACTAGCTCGCATTTTTGCGCAGCTGATAGCGCGGTGGTTGCAGTGTTGGGATTGGCCTGCACTGTACTCAATCCAGTTTCGATTGACCGCATTGTGGCAGGCCATGAGATTTGGTCAAGGATTTGGCTAACGCGGGTTGAGGTTAAATCGCCTGCGCTACTACCTGCAACGGTTGTTATCTGTGCCATCTGGACTAGGCGCATCGCATCAACGGCTTGGATGGTTGTGTAGTTTAATGTGTCAATTGAATTGTTTGGCTGTGTGGTCAGGTAATTTGTGATAAAGCCTGAAAATAGCGGGTAAACAACACCAAGGTTTGTGGCAGTAATTTGCACCTTAACCATTGGTTGCAGCAGATTGTAATAAGGGCCGCTGACATTCTGCGGGTTAAAGTCACCATTTTGGTCAATGATGCGCAGCGATAGTGTGCCTGCTTGGAATTGGTCAGCCTGCGCATTGCGGCCCCGCTGTATTGAAATTGCATTGATTTGGTCTGATACATCCACAATGACTGCCGCTGCATCAGCAAGAATGTTTGTGCCAAGTATGCCTGTATCTAAAATCATGGCTTGCGCAAATGACGGGCCTGTTGAAAAATTGATAAAGGCTTGAACCGTTGGGGCTGTCATATTGCTATTGCCCCTGCGTATTGTAATGATGTGCCGTATCGGCCAAGGTTTTGAATAACTGTTTGCACTGCATCGGCAATCACTTGCTCGCTGCCTACAACGCCTGCATTGACTGAAATGTTATAGACATTGGTTGCCATAGGGTCAGGGTTGCCAGCCCTGCGCGCTGCGCTTGCAAACCCAGCATCGCCGCCTGCGGTGACTGCATCAAGGAAATTATTAAAATCAGTTTCCGCTTGCACTTGCGCAGGTGTTGGCCCGCTTGGCTCCGTTAAAACCACTGGGATTGGTTTTACTATATTAGGCGGTGGCGGGGCTATTACTGGCGGTGGCGTGTTAATCACTTTGCCCTCTGGTGTCACCGTTAAACCTTGCATACCTAACAAACCCGCAGCAGTGCCGGGAATTTTTAAGTCTTTAAGCAAGGTATTTATTCTGGCAATAATTCCCGGCCAGTCTGCAAACGGATCATCAGCTTTTGGCAAGGTGGCCAAAATGTGTGCTAACTCTTTGGTCTTGGCCTCATTGGCTAACAACGCGGCTTGCAATTCAGCGGCCTTAGCCACATCCTCTTTTAATATAGCTCGCTGCAATTCCAATCGCAATTTTGTTTCATTATCAATTCCGTACTGCAATGCAGCTTCAATTTGTATGCGAGCAAGGTCAAATAGACTGCCTGCTTTTTTTAGTGCCAGTTTGTCTGTTTCGGCTTTTTTGGTTAGCGCGGCAAGTTTCTTTGCAGCATCTAGGGCTTTTTTATCCGATACACCTTTAGCCTTGGCCGCTTTATCTTGAGCAATAAGTTGCTTGGGGTCTAAAACAGGCGCACCAGCAGCTTTGTTTGCTCTATTGGTTTGGCCGCCTTTTTCTAACGAACTGATGACAGGGCCTAAAATTGGGCCAAAGAAAGCAAATCTATTCATTTTTACATTGCCAGCTTCAAGCACTCCTAATTTGCTGATTGCATCTGCCAAACCAACAGTTATGTCAGCAATGGATTGCGCTAAGGTATCCATTTTTGCAGTTGCTTTATCTAAAGATTGGCCATTGGCCAGCAATTCAATAGCCGTAACCAAACCTTTGCCAATAGTTTCTTTTGCATCGGCCGCTGAGGCTTTGAGAATATCCATTTGCCCTGCGTATGTACCTGCTGCCACAGCGGCTTGACCGCCAAACAATTTAGCCAATTCTTTATTGATTGCATTGAGGTCTTTAGATGCCAACACTGCTTTATCAATGCCCGGAATCATTTTACCAAGCGCGGTTGTATTGCCTGCATAAGCCTTAGCAATTGCCTTGGTTACACTTTCAACATCCGAACCAGTGCCAGCTGCAACATCAAGTGCAGTAGTTAAACCTTCTTGGGCTTTTGTGACCGACCCAGTGGCAACCAATAAGGTTTGAAATGCTGGTCTTAATTGATCATCAAGCACACCTGTTTGTCTTTGTAGTGATTGGATAAACTTCTCCACACCAATTTTGGCAAATGAATTGCCCGTATTGTCTAAAGTCTTGCCAAGTGATTTTGCGGCCTTATCATCAGCTAAAAATGCCTTTACTGAGGATTTACCAAACTGGGCTAATTTTGTTGCGCTATATAAGCCAATAAATGATTTGGCTAGATTGCCAACGGTTTTTTGAAACGCGTTTATATCTTTGCGACCTTTGGCTAATCCTTTGCCGTCATATTTGGTGACTGCGGATACTATTAAATTTGGCATTAGGCAGCCAAAGCAAAACTAGATTGTGTAGCGCGCTCATTAAATCTGCGGGCTGCTTTCTCAATCGCGTGTACCACTGCATCTTGGGCTTTGCCTTGGCTTTCATTCCATGCGCGGAAAATTAACCTGCCGCGCATTAGGTCTTTGCCATACATAGGGCCAAAATGGTTTATGAAAATTGCACCTGCTTGGGGGTTGCGCGAGCGCGAAACATCTTTGCCGTTACCCTTTGGCCCTACCCAAGGTTGCCCGTTTGATCCTGATTTGCGGCCAGCAGTTTCATAAATTGCACCTGCCGCTGATGTATTGATTACAGAATAAAGCGCACTGAATCCGTAACGGGTTTTCTTATTTGCACCCGCTTTGTACTTGATTCCGGCAATTACTTCAGCAGGATTGTATAGCGGAAATTTACGCACTTTGCCTTCAGTATTAAATTGCGGTTGCGCACGCACCTTACCTTTATCAGCCCATCCGTATAAAGTAGATGGAAACGGACTCGGCGCGTATCCCCGCGCCTTATCCCGTATCGGCAGCATCGCAGCTTTTATTTCGATTTTCATTTGTTTATTTAGGTCAGGTTCAAACGCATTGAGTTTCTGGATTAGCTCTTTATACCCTTCTACGACTACGGGCATTTTGTTTGGCCTCCTTTGCTCTATCGCTAAACACCTGCAACACCGCTTTGAGCATGTGACCATCCATCTCTAGTACTTGCGATGGAGCAATTTTCATCTCCACCGCAAGACTAGCCACAAGATAAGTCATGCTGTTGCGGTCTATTCTTTTGGGTTTTCGTCATCCAATACTTCAACCGATACCAGCGTGTTTAGAAATTCATCGCCAAATGGCGGGATTACTTCAACGCGCTGCAAACAGTTATGGGCCAACCAATAAATATCGCTTTGCTTCTCCTCATCGCGAAATTGTTTGTGGATGCCTTTCCCGGTGTACTTCTCAAAGGCTACTTCGACAACAGGCGAAATGTGCAAAACCACTTCCCCCGAGGCCCTAGTTATCTTTAACCTTGCCATGCTTTACTCCTTAAAACGCTACGGTTGGTGAAACTGTAACTGCGGTGTTCACAGTAAATGACAGGCTGGATGAGGCTTCATCAGCTACGCCGCCTGATCCCACTGGGGTTAAGTTATTAACCAAAATGGAGAATTGGTATGACGGATTTGTTGCCGATACCGCTGTGCCTTTAACGGTAATCATTGACACTGCCAATGTTGTACCAAAAGCGGCATTGAGTGTGGTCATAACTTGGCTTGCAGCCCAGTCATTTAGGAAATCAATGCTTAGGGTTGCAGCTTGCAGCCCGGCGGCAAATTTGTGAGCTGTATCGCCCATCGCTGTTACTTCAAGCTCATCAACAACCTGAGTCAAAGTCACTGCGGTTACATAACTTGAAATGTCAATGCTTGGCACTGTTGGCGCAGCTGCGGTGGCAAGTTTAACGCCAACATTGTTATTTAGATAAATTGCCATCGTTTATTCCTCATCCTTCTTGGTGGTTGTTGCTTTGGTTTCTGTGTCTTTAACTTGGCCGGTCTTTATCAGAAAAGCCAAATCCTCTGCCTTGGTATCGCTCATGGTTATCTCCTTATGACCAGCTAGTTAGTATTGATACGGATATATCAGCAGTGAGCAAATCCCCTGATGCTGCCGATAAAACTGATGGTGCGCTTACTGTGCCAACATTCATCACAATTGCAGATGAGTTGAGCAAATTAAATACTGCAACAATCGTATCCTCGATGCCATTCAAATTGCCTTGGTTATTTAGCATTGGCACAGTCAAAAGCACGCGAAAATTTGCCAACGGTGGAATAATTTGCACATTGTTGCTTGGCGTTATGTATGGATCAGCTGGCACAATGATTACAGAATTGGCTGTGATTACACTTGGCGGGTAAGCGTAAATGTTCCAAACACCCGGATTAGTTAAAGCTGTTGCAAGTGTGGAGCGCAGTGTTGTAAGTGCGGTTGTCATTTACCCCACCATTGAATTTGGACTCATGTACGGGGCAATAAGGCCTCTGATTGATGCCATAAGAATCGCTGACATTTTAAAGGGTGACGGGCTAAATCCATCAACGCTCATTCCGCCATCTTGAGTGGTTTGTCTTGCTTGAAAGATATTAGTTGCCAAAATCATTGCAGCCTCACGCACTCCACCTGTTGCAGCGTAACTTGCGGTTTTATCATCTGGCCCTGTCATTTTGCCGTAGGGCTGGACTTGATGCATGTCAATATCGGCGTGAGTAATTGCAAATTGCAAGTATTGATACCCGCGCGGGTAGTTGTATGGGAAGCCCGCAAAATTAGCATTGTTTGGAATTGGCGCAGGGCCAACACCTGTGATTGTGCGCGTACCGTTAAAAACTGCGCCTGATGCGCTGATGGTGACGGATTGACCAACAACGAACATGCCCGGCGATGCAATGACAACCGTAGCAATGTTGCCACTTAAACCAGTGGCTACAACAGGCGCAGTGTTAAACCATAAAAATTGGTTAATCAAATCCTCTGCTGTTTGGCAGCAGGTTTCTACAATGTCAGATGTGTATAAAGTGCCAATGCCTAAATTGGCGCGCAATTCTGCTTCGGTAACATAAGTTGCGGCCATGGCATCTCCTTAGTACTAGGACTTGCAGGGTCAGGGCCTCTGTACCCTGCAAGCCGACTTAGTTAGTTATCAGGTCAAATTAAAGCGTTGTAAGCCACCTGAAACCAAAGTTTTGGTTGCAAAATAGCCATAAAGCAAAACGCTGATTTCACCAGTAGCCACGACATTAACCGAAAGGGTCAGTGTTGGGCTTTCATAAATGCAGATTGCGGATGGTGTAACAACAAATGCAGAATCATCAATTGTTGTTGCAACCATGTATGGATCGACATACAAATCCAACCCTAAAATGTTTCCACGAATGGAATTAGGTGCTGATTGTCCAGCAGTATTTTGTGGTTGTGCAGCTGCGTAGATTGGGCGGTTTGAACCATCTTGCGCATTGATAAGTAGCGACCATTGCGAAGTTCCGGCAATGTAAGCACTTGCCAATTCACCAGTTGCGGCAAATACGGCTGGTGCAGCTGCGCCAACAAATTGTTGCACGCCTGTTGCACTTGCAGCCACAGTTGTTGCGCATAATGTTCCACCGCTGACAATCTCAGCCACCACTGCGGAATCGGAGGCTTTGGCGTATGCCCGCAAGCAGTTTTCATACATCGCTGAATAAAAAGATGGGCCAGAACGATCTAGAAGCTCTGTGCTCATAATTTGAGTGCCGGCCAGTTTGACCACAGTTGCATTTACATAACTGGAAACAATCTGAGTTGCAGCTGTTGATGCGCCTTCGGCCACTGTTGAAATTGTGGCGTTAGTTGTAATTTTTGGGTGCGAAATCGTCATCCCGGTGGCACTGAGGGCGCGAGCACCGCCAAGTGCATCAATTGTTGGCCGAATCATTAGTGATGTGTCAATAACGGTTGGGCTGAATGTTGTTGGAGAAAATGCTGGGTTAGTTGTAAAGCTATCGTTAGCGGCTTGAATTTTACGGGCTTGGCCATCGGCAGCTCTTACAAAATCGCGTGACTCCTCATTGCCCATTGTGGCTTTGATTGTGTGTTCAAGATATTGCGATTGCGTTTTAATTGGGGAGCGTAATTCTCCGACCTGATAAGAGGCAGAGATGATTGAGCGTGAGGCTTCTACTACGGGAGCAGCTTCCACCTCGGGGGTTACGGCAGCGGGAGTTTCTTTCTCCACGATAGCCTCACTTTCTGTTTCTGTTGTTGGGTTGGGTACATCTACCGCTTCGCCTTCGCTTGCGGCAACTCTAGTTACTAACGCATTTTCAAATGCTGGTGTTTCTACCAATGACACTTCTTGCAATTTTGCAGCAGTCACCAATAGGTAGCCATCTTTAGGTTCGGACTTTTGAACATCCACACCTACTGATAAACCTGAAATTAAATCCTCGCTTGCCATAACTAAAGCATCTTGTCCGGCACTTGATGCACTTATTTTGAATGAACCATAAATTGCTTGATCCGTTGTTTTGAAGGATTGAGCGCGGCCAAGTATTGCGTTTGGCTGGTGCTGCAATAGCAGTTTCACCTTAGCTGTGTCGTGTATCGCAATTGACCCGCGCTCAAACATAACAGGCCCAACCGATGTATTGCCAATTTCGCCAAAGGGTACAACGACACCTGCAATTATTCTGCGCTCGGTATCGGCTGCCTCAATTGCGCTGCTAAAAGTTAATTTCACGATGCATCTCCATTCGGTGATAAATCTTCCATTTCTTTTGCTTGATCTAGTGTTATCAATTGCAACGATAAAAGTTTTTCTATTGTTGCAAGTCTTGTTGTTGCATCCACACGCAAGAATGTTTCATCTACCGCAAAGCGCACCATGTTGCCATTGGCGGTAATGTCATTCATGCTAAGCCGATCCTCCACTGCACAAACATAAGGCGCAAGGGTGTATGCAAAGAATTCTTTGCGCGCATCTAAGATGTTTTGGTAAGTCATGCTTGCATTGGCATCACTGCTTAACATGTAGGCAGGCACATTCATTAAACGCGCAATTTCAGTACTTTGTGCCTGTATTGCCTCTGTGTACATCATATCTTTTGGGGAAAATGATGTCGGAATAAAATCAAGAGTGCTGGTGAGATATGCAGTTGAGCGCGAACTTCTTGCAGCCTTCCATGATGCTAATAATCCCTGCACTACTGGTTCCGGTAAATCTGCACCGCTATTTTTAATGTGACCACTTGCAATTGGTGTTGCCGCAGCAATAGCAGCTGCGCGTTGAATATCAAGGGCAGCCCTAATTGTGCGCGCACCGGAAACGAGGACTGCCGGATTGAGTGATTGAAATGTAATTAAACTTGAAACGCCGTTCATTGGTCTTTCTGCACCATCGACCATGTAACCAATTATTTCGGTGCTGCGTTTATTGTAACGAGCAGTTACGCGTTCATTTGCTACCCATGCAAAACGCGCAGGTCTGCCATCATCGGAATAAACTGCGGTGACTTCCCAATAAGCAACAGAATTAAAAATTAAACTTTGGATTGTGTAAGCCATTGTTACTGCGCGCGGTTGGCGTTCATCTGGTTGTTCTAACCAAACTGGTGAACCTAATTGCTCGCCTGTGGATTTTTTGTAAAGCTCTAATGGTATGCCTGCAATAATTCCGCAAATTAAATTTCTGCATTTCATAACACTTGGCACACTCATTGCACTTGCAAGATCAATAGTTACATCTTGGTAACTAAACCCATCATTAAATCCGTAGTAATTGCCATTCATTACTGGTGGCGCGTACTGCGCAGCTATGCGCGGATTTTCAACAGTTGCATCTGGTACAACACGCAATCGCGACAATAACCCCATAGCGGGATAATAGCCCTATACCACCCAATAGTGACATAGAGCGCAAAACAGACATGCGGCGTGTCTATACCGCCATAATTTGTGGGATGGATACGGGTTGGCTCATCTTGTGAACAATCATGGCCAGCGAAATTGCAGCTGCAATGCAACCTGCTGATTGGCGGCGAATAATGCGGAATGAACCCTCATTGGTTTTGGCTGCGCAGTTATTCATAGACTCAACAAACTCGGGTTGCCCTGAATGGGTAATGCGCTTGGCAACGATGGCATCCAGTAAATCACCGCAAGCCTGATAGAACTGTTGGCCTGATACATCCTCCATTTTGCAGCCATTTACAGCTAGGCGTTGCGCAATGGACTGGGTGGCATAGTGATCAAACATAATGCCAGCAGGATTGTATTTATCTGCCCAACCTTTAATTTCAGCGGCAATGCGTAAATCATCAACTGCAACCTCACTGCGCCATTGTTGCAATATCCCAACACCAATGCGGCCATCAGGTAGCAATTGTCCGGCAACCAAACTAGCGGTGCGAGTATTTTGCGCTTTATCAAATGCAAAGTAAGTAAGCGGCCCCGGCCCCATTTGCAGGGTTTTATCGCCGCAATCCTCAAATGCCATGTTAGGCCAAGGGCTAGTTAGCGATGAAACCCAAGTGCAAAGCATTTCAGTTTTTATGGTTTCCACGCTATCGGTTGAAACTGCCTCAGCCAAAACATCCTCGGTGATGGTTATGCCTAGCGCGGGGTTTGCCATTGCCCACGCCTTGCGGTCATCTATCTTGCAATGCTGCGGCGCTGAATACTCATACCAACCAAGGGATTTATCAGGGTATGACAATGCGCGTTCGCGCAAATCATTAAGCACTAGCGAGTAAGCATCGCCCGCGTTTGATGTAAAAATGGATTGGGAATTGGGCCGCGCCCTAGTTACAGGCTTTGCAGCTTTCATCGCCTCCTCGCTGATTTCGCGTAGCTCATCCACGAATAACACATCCGCCGAAAGGCCGCGCGCACCATCGCGTGTAGCAGCAACAACTTTATAGCTTGCACCATTTTTTAATTCAATACTCTCTTGGCCATTTGCAAAGCGGCCTACAACACCGCGATTTAGTTTTACTTGGTCGCGCAGCTCATCGTTGTTTTCAATAATGGCAACAACCTGCCGGAATGTAACCAAAGCCATTGATCGGTTAGATGACATCGCCACAATGTTGCGTTCGCCCAATTCAAACAGGCCAAACAGGATGCGCCAGTAAGCAAGTGTTGTTTTTGCGTTTTGCCGGGCAACTAGTATGCAGATTGTCTTGCGGATGAAGTTACCATCAGCATCTACGGTCAGAAAATCATCAGCTACAAATTTTTGCCAAGGCATCAGCTCATAGTTGTACTTTTTGCAAAATGCTGCAAAGGCATCGCCGTATGAATGACCCTTTAATGCTGGACTCATAATACGGGGTTTTGTAGCCCCCATTAACTTAGGTTTTTGGGTAGCCCCCTTTTGTATTGGTATTGGCTCGGTCATGTTAGGTACTCACTTGGACTGGGTTGCCCCGCAAATGGGCCTGTTAGGACTCTCGTGACCGTTTTCGGGGAGGTACGCGAAGG